ATCAATACCTGCAGTCTCAGCCCACTTAGCCCATACAGCTACATCATACTTCATCTCAACAGAAATAAATCTGGTCTTCTGAGCTACGTCAAGACTAGTTACATTATAATCACCATTGTCTGGATTTGAAGTCAAGATAACATGCCAGTTCTTAGGAAGCTTCCATGATACATATTCTTGGCGATCAAGAATCTCCATAGTAGCTTGCATAAATCTGTGGTCAGCACGAGTATAGTCATCCAAGATTAGGAAACCACCTTCACCTTTACCTTGAATCCACTCAGGAGCAGCATGTGACATTCTCTTATCAGCTACAGTATAGCCTGCTTTAAGAGCACCACTTACTTGAGCTTCAGTAATCCATCTTTGTTTACCTTCTTGGTTCTTTACAAGAAATTCTTTAACAGGAAAACCAACAAGGTCACCTAACTCCTCAATCTGAGATAGATTAAGTTTTACAACATCCATTCCTAACTCTTTACCCAATTGTAAAATAGTTGAAGTCTTACCAAGACCAGCATCACCCTCAATATTGACAGCTACAGGAACTTTACCCTGAGCTTGGATGTGCTGATTATTATTTACCATGTGCTTGATAAAACTCTTTAACTCTTCTGCATTCAATTGTACTGTGTTCATAATGTTTGTTTTTATAATTCTAATTTAATCACTTGACCAGGTAGGTCTTCATTCATGCTTGATCTTTCTGACAAGACCCATAGGACTTTACCTCTAGGTCTTACAGATGTATAACATTCACCATCAGTGAAATACACCAAGCTTGTATATTTCTTTAGGTTTGCATTGTAATAATCTAGGACGGGATCAAATTCAGTCCCACCTCTTCCTAATACACTAATTTCATTCTTGCCTCTATAAGGCTCAATAGATTTGATAGAAGTATCACACTGTACCACAGTAATATCTACTCCTACCTTATAGATATGATGAATCTCATTCATAAACTCAGCAAGCTCTGTATCACTTACTGAACCTGAAGTATCAATAGCAAGCAACATGTGTTGACGCATCTTAATCTTCAGACCTGGATTATCTTCATATCTACGGTTCTCTTTTCTCCTGATCTTTTTAGTAAATACTTTTGTACTTACTCCAGTAAATCTTCTGAGATAACCTTTCCAATCAAACTTAGGTGCAGTAAATTCCTCAACTACAATTAGACCCTCAATCTCACCTGGTACATTACCACGTTTCTTTACAGTCTGTTCTTTTGCATCTTGTAGAATCTTCTGAACTTGCTTTTCAATTAGCTTTTTCTCAGCATCAGTCATGTCATCAAACTCCTCCCATGTGCTATGATCTGGAATATCTCCACTAGCTACATTATCAAGAAGTTTATCCATGGCATCATTGCCTGTGGTACCATTCTTATCCTTCTCATCTTGAAGACGGAGAAGCTGGTCATAGTAATATCTACAACCAGCTCTTTTATCTAGTTTGAGATCTTCATAGTCTTCAATTCTGATACCTCCTTCTGGCAGCCAAGAGTCTTCAATATACTGATTAATTTCCATATCCATGGCAACATTTGCAAGTCTTTTGTTACTAAAAGAACTAAAACTTGTAAGGTGTCCAAATGCAATATGGAGCAATTCATGTTTCAGTAAGCCCATTTTATGCATATCACTTAGACCAGTCCAGAATTCCTCATTGATGGCTAATTGATAGTTAATATTCTGTTTGCTTACTCCTGCAGTTGGGAGATCTTTTCTCCAAACTTTATTCAACATAATGAGAAAGAACCCGTAATAGGGCTCTTTCAACATTAATTCTTTACTTATTTTACTAAGACTCTGTGCTTTGTCCATCATCTCTTATTTTTACATTGATGTCTACTTTGTCCATTGGATACCCTATGCTTCCTAACATACTGGTTAAGTCCCGGATGAAAAACTCCAGGAATGTTTCTATTACATGTTTAGCCGCCTTATTGTTAGTAATAATACCAAGCACACGTGCAGATGATAATGCTATGGCTTCATCACCAATTACATCTGCAATCCTCTGTGCAGTCATTGGAATTTCTTTCTTCCATTGTGCAAATGGTTGTCCAGAAAATTTATACAATAATACTAGCTCATTATTATCAAGTGTACTGTTCTCAATTGCATGAAATGCAACTACATGGTTCTCAGCATCACTTGACTGAAACATGTTAATCAGATTTTTTAATTCATCTCTTGTCATTATCTTTTCTTTTTAATCATTCTTAAAAACTGTGGTAGGGTCTCAAACCAAAATAAATACATTGCTATTAACAAAACCACTAATCCAGTTATACCAATCATACAGTATAATATTCCCTTTAGAATTTCCATTAGTCTTCAATTTTTAAGGTCTTAATAGCCCAGTCTTTAATTTCACCTGATGCAATCATATCTATCCATTCTTTTGCAGTAGGAATATATCCATTGCAATCTTCCTTAACATGTTGTTCTGCAACATATCTTGTGTATACTCTTTTGTCATCAGAATTTATAATATAAAAACCATGACGTTTCTCACATTCAAATATACCTTCACTATGGTGACGGAACATTCTATGTTTACTATGACCTACCCATGCTTTGGTTTCATCAAACCAATTATGAATATGCATATAGTCTTCTGGTATACCTCCAAACTTTCTAGCTGAAGATACTGCATGTTGATACGGATGTGCCATTACAATGTCTTTTGGATTAAAGATCCTTCATGAAAATAACTTTCAATCTGGGTAATTCTAATATCATTGTAGATTTTATATTTACCTGAAGGAACTAAAATACATACTGAACCATAACCACCATCATTATTCCACCAATCTTCAATATCTTGGAGTAATTTATCTTCAACAAAGTTTTCTATATCAGAAGTAAGACCTGAATCTAATTCTCTAAGATGTTGCGCATCCTGATACCATACTTCTATATCATTTATATCATCAAATGCTGCTTCTTCATCTTTATCCATTTTTTCTGTAGTATAGACTGTATTTTCAATGCAACCAGAATCACCTGATCCTTCATATTGTACCTTAATACCAGTTACTCCCAAGTCAGCTAATTTGACAAGGGTAGCCATCATATTTATTTCATTCATACTATTTGATTTTGTAAAACCTGCCAAGAATATTGGCATTTAGATATTCTTCTTTTTCAAGCACCTCCCTTACAAATTGTGATTTAGTCTCATGATATGTTAACTCTGTCTTTGAGAAACATATCCTAACCATAAATCTCTTTATAGGAATTCCTGCTTTATGTGCATCCTGTAGCACTTTATTACTACTGTAATAATTTTCATAGTTAGTTTTGCTAACAAAAGTGTATTTAGATGCCCTTTTGTCTGTCATTGCCTCAATAGCTTTCTTTCCTAGTTTCTTTTTAACTGTAGAATAAAAGTTCTTTTTACCAATATAACGGACTGCTTTACCATCAATGATTGCCTCCATTTCATAAATGAAACCTACAGCACCATTTGGAATTTTGCTGTCATTAAATACTTCACCTTTGTATAACCAACTCATACTGTCTGTTTTAGTAAAGATAATAATTTATCTCTCACAGGTTCAATACCATGATCTTTGACAGAGTCTGATAAATCTTTAGACATGTCAAGTATTACATGTGGAATATTATACTTGTCCTGATATCTCTGAGCAGCCTTTACGCCAGGCTCATCATTATCAAACAGCACAATAATCTTAGAATACTTCTCTCTAAGTTTATTTATAACAGATTCTCCAATCATTGTATTCTCACTGTCCGGAGCAATACATTCTATATTACCAATACCAAGTTTCTTGAAAGACATAAGATCTTTAAGTGAAGAAACAATCAGTAGATACTTGGAATCATATTGCAGTTGATCCATTCCTTGTGTATAGTTCTGGATCTTAATGAACTTCTTCTCTGGGACTTTAGGCATATAAATCTTATACAGCTCACCATCTTCTCTAAAATAACCATAGACATAGGGTTTTGCAAATCTATAAGAGGTTATACTACCATCAACTTCAGTCTTTTCCATAGTAAAGAACTCCAATGGAACAACATTGTATCTCTCCAGTATAGCTGAAGAAATCCTAAAACTCATCCAAAACTTAGAGTCTTGGGAATTCCAGTGTCTCATTTGGAAATCTACTACTTTAAACTTATCATGAAATTGTATTGGTCCTCTTTCTGCAGGTACATTATACTTCAGATATTCTTGATAATCATCAAGTATTCTGTTAACTGCTTTGAATCTTGTGTCATAGTTAAATAAACATTTGACAAGTTCAATTTGATCACCTTGAAAGCCAGAAGAGAAATCTTTAAACTTATAGTAATCCCCATTGCGATAGATAAACATGCTTGGAACTTTATCCTTTACATTAAATGCAGATAGCATTTTTATATCCTGACCAATGAGTTTTTCTTTTAAGTTTAGATAATATTCAAATACCCATTCTCTGGGTACATCCTGTAAATCAGATACTAAGTTCTTTGTTGAAATCATAACCAATAAAAATAAAGGGGGGAGGCTCCTGATTTAGTTAGAAATCTCTGTTATACATTAATTTATTACTAACTCCCCCCTATTATCTAGGTAGTAGTTAGTCTAAACTAAAGTCAGAAGATGATTTTGGTTTCAAAAATACATCATCATCATCCCCAAAGGATTTAACATCTTTAACTTCTAATTTTTTGAGATGTTTGGTTTCATCATAAGGTATAACAACACCGCCTTCAACAGCTCCAAATGCATATTTCTTACCTTCTGATTTTGGTAACCACATGTCATAGTTAGTATAACCTGATTTACCTTCATATTCTTTACCAGCAACACAGAACTCAAGATATTTACCTCTAAAGTCTGCA